GTCATTCGCGAGCGGCTTGACAAGTGAGATCAGCTGATGGCGGCTGTGGCCGATCAGGCGCCGGTCGTTGTCCGCGTCTGCGCGTCGTGCGGGGTCGAGTTCAAGGATGTGCGTCGGTCGGGTGCGCCGCGAACGTACTGCGACTTGTGCCGGCCGCGTCGGGCTGGGGATCAGCGTGAGCAGTCGCCGTCCTCGCCGAGGCTGCGGGGGAAGCCGTTCACGCTAGAGCACTTCAAGGCGTGGGCGAAGCGGCTGAAGCTGAAGGGCGGCGAGCCGTTCGTGCTGGAGGCGTGGCAGGAGGTGTTCGTCGCGGACGTGCTGGAGGCGATCGCGGCTAGGACGCCGATGGAATGCTGGCTGATCGTGCCCGAAGGGAATGGGAAGTCGACGCTCGTCGCGGTCGTGGTGTTGTACTGCGTCGAGTTCGCGGAGGATGCGCGGATCCCGGTGGCGTCGTCGACGCGGGATCAGGCGGAGATCATCTTCCAGCAGGGCAGCGGGTTTGTGCGGCGGACGCCTTGTCTGCGGGCGCGGATCGAGTGCAAGCCGGGGTTGCGCGAGATCGTGTTCGATGCGACGTCGCGCGCGAAGATCTTCGCTTCGGACGCGAGCTCGGGTGACGGGGTGATCCCGTACCCGATCGAGGTGCTCGACGAGCTCCACCGTCACCGGGACCTGGAGCTGTACAGGACGTGGGCGGGGAAGCTGGACAAGGAGCAGTCGGTGCTGATCGTGATCTCGACCGCGGGCGAGCCGGGCTCTGATTTCGAGGAGACCCGCGAGAAGATGCGGGTCGAGGCTGTCGAGGTGGAACGGGACGGCTGCTTCGGCCGGTACGTCGGGCACCAGTCGGTGCTGCACGAGTACGCGGTCCCTGAGAACGGCGATGTGGAGGATCTCGAGCTGGTGGCGGCGGCGAATCCGTCGCGGCGGATCACGGTGGACACGTTGGGGGCGAAGAGGGCGCGGCCGTCGTGGTCGATGCCGCACTGGCGCCGGCTGACGTGCAACCTGCCGACGCGGGGCGAGTACGCGGCGATCTCGGAGCGTGAGTGGGAGCAGCAGCGGATCGACAACGGGATTCCGGCTGGGGCGTCGATCTGGCTGGGCCTGGATCTCGGGTTCAAGCTCGACACGACGGCGCTGGTTCCGTTCTGGTGGCGCGACAACGAGTTCCGGCTGTTCGGAAAGCCGACGGTGATCGTGCCGCCGGGTGGTGGCGAGTCGACGTCACCTGACCTGATCGAGGCCGCGCTTCTAGAGATCCACGGGCGGAACCCGGTCGAGCTGGTCGTGATGGACCCGCACGAGGGCGCGTCGATCGCGGACTGGATCCGTGGCGAGCTCGGCGCGATGGTGCTCGAGCGGCAGCAGACGCTGCCGCTGCAGGCCCAGGACTACTCCCGGTTCATGGACGCGCTCCGCCGGCGGTGGCTGTGGCATCCTGGCGACCCGGTGTTCACCCGGCACGTGCTGAACGCGGTCTCCAGGATCCTTCCGCGCGGCGACGCCGTATTCGAGCGGCCCCACCGCTCCAGGGCGTCGGCGTTGCAGGACCGCCGAGTCGTGGACGCCCTGGACGCGGCCGCGATGGTGCATTCGGTCGCTGTCGGCCAGTACCAGGCGGACGAGAAGTCTTCCGGGTGGAGAGGCATGTGACCGCGATCGTTGACCGTGTCCGCGTCTACCAGGACGCGAAGGGCGAGTACCGCTGGCAGGCGCTCGCCCGCAATAACCAGGTCATCGCCGACTCCGGTGAGGGGTACGTCGACCAGTCATGGGCGACCGAGGCCGCGACTCGCTCGTTCCCGGATGCGCGGCTCCTGATCGACGTTCCGAGGGTCTCGCAGTGACACGTGTCTGGTTCGTCGTACCGGCGCATGGCCGGGTCGGCGTCGCACGTGTCTGTCTTCGCCAGCTCGCCCGAACTTGCGAGGACCTCCGCGGCGAGCAGATCGACGCGACGGCGGTCGTGATCGCCGACGACGAGAACCTCGACACAGCGCGCGGCCTCGGGTTCGCGGTCGTGCACCGCGAGAATAAGCCGCTCGGCCGCAAGTGGAACGACGGCTACCAACTCGCCACAGACCCGCTCTACAACCATCGGCCGGCAGACTTCGTGATCCCGTTCGGGTCGGACGACTGGATCGACCCCGAGCTCGTCGTCCGCCAGGTGCAGAGCCACGGCGCCGAGCTGCGCTGCAGCCGCCTCTCGTGCGTCGTGAACGAGAACGCGACCAGGCTCCGTCGGCTGCATGTCGCCTACGAGGGCCGCCTCGACTTCGGTGACGGCGTACGTGTGATCCCGTCCTGGCTGATCGCGCCGCTCGGCTACCGGCCCGCGGAGGAGGACGCGCGCCGCGCGATCGACACAAGCGTCTTCCGTCGGATCGAGCGGATCCTGAACCGGCCGCCGCGCGTCATGTTCACCGAGCTGCACCCGTTCCAGGTGGTCGATTGGAAGACCCACGACGACCAGCTGAACCCGTACGCGGCGTGCGCGCAGCGATTCGGTGACGGCGATGAGCTCGACCCGTTCGAGGCGCTCGCACCGCACTACCCGGCCGAGGCGCTCGACGAGATGGCCGCTCTGCACGCCGGGCTGGTGGCAGCGTGACCGTTCTAGCACCACATAACGACGACGAGGCCCTCTTCGCGGCGTACACGCTGCTCCGTCATCGTCCGCGCGTCGTCGTCGTGCTCGACAGCGGCCCGGAGCGGACTGCGGAGTCGCGCGCGGCGTGCGCGGTGCTTGGTGTCGAGGTCGAGCAGTGGCCGTTCGCCGAGTCCGACCCAGACTGGGACGCCGCCGGCGACGAGATCCGCGCGCTCGACGGGCCCGTGTGGGCTCCGTGGCCCGAGCCCGACGGCCACGAGCACCACAACGCCATCGGAGAACTCGCCAGCGACCTTCTCCCGGCCGTCACCTACTACACGACCTACACGCCGGCGGGCCGCACAACCGGGACCCCTGTCGACTACGAGGACGGATGGCCCGACCTGAAGCTCGCAGCGCTCGACTGCTACCCGAGCCAGCGGTCCAGGATCGTCGCGCACCTCGAGCGTGGCCTCGAGGAGTACACGCTGTGACGATCTGGTCCGGGATGGCAACCCTCCCAGAGCGCGCCATGAGCCGCGCAGCTGTCGTCGACAGCCTGATCGGCCAGGTCGACCAGCTCATCATCAGCAGCGGCGACGCCGGCGACCAGATGAAGTTCGCGGCCTGCGCCAACGCCCCCGACATCTTCCTCGCCGTCGACGACGACCTCATCTACCCGCCCGACTACGTCGCCACTACGCTCGCCTGGCTCGACAAGTACCCGGACCGGATCATCAGCTACCACGGCTGGGTCGCGGGCGCACACGGCGACCACATCGAGAACTACCGCTGCATGGAAGCCCTCGACGACCCCAGAGAAGTCGACGTGGCCGGCACCGGGGTCTGCGCGTTCCACATCTCCACGATCCGGCCGCTCATCGAGGACTTCCGCGGCCCGAACCAGGCCGACCTGTGGCTCGCGATCCTCGCCGAGCGCAAAGGCGTCGGCAGGGTTGTCGTTCCGCACCCGGAGCGATGGTTCGGGTACACGGAGTGGCCGCGCACGATCTGGCACGACACCGCGCAGCGTCTCGGCGGCCGCTTCGACGCGAACGAGACGAAGGCCGTGGCGCTGCCGGAGCTTCTCGGCCTGCTCACCGAGCGGCGCAAACTCGAAGAGATGGCTGTCGCGTGAGGATCGTCGCGGCACTCGCCTGGTTCGACGAGCCGCCTGAGTTCCTTGCCCGGTGCGTCCGGTCGCTTCAGGGCTTAGTCGACGAGGTCGTCGCTGTCGACGGCGGCTGGCGCTGGTTCCCCGGCGCCCGGTTCGCGTCCTCGCCGCCGGAGGTGCGCGCGATCCGCGACGCAGCCAAGGACGCCGGGATCAAGTCGCGCGTGATCGTCCCCGAGAGCGTGTTCGACTCGCAGGTGCACAAGCGCGCGTTCCTGATGCAGGAGGCCGCCCGTGACAGCGACTGGGTGTTCGTGATCGACGCCGACGAATGGGTCAGCGACGTCGACTGCGAAGCGGTACGCGAGGCGCTCTCATCGACGACTGCGCTCGTCGCCGCCGTCACGATCCGCAACCTTCACCAGGGCGACGAGCTGCCAGCTGACTACCACCCCGACGGCGGCCTCCGCCGCCGCTTCTACCGCTCCGGGACAACCGTCGTCGTCGTCCACTCGGGGTACAGCTATCACGGCAAGCACCTCCTGCCCGGCGAGCCCGCCGTCGACCTCGGCGAGTACGTCACGGTCGACCACGACATCTGCAACCGCGGCACAGACCGCAACCAGCGGGCAGCCGAGTACCGCGAGGCCCGGACGCGCGAGCGAGTGGAGGTGTGGGTGTGAGCGAGACCGAGCAGACGCTCCGCGCAGTCGACCCGCGTCCCGGCCGGCTCGACCAGCCGCGCCGCCGGCGGCCGCTGCAGATGGTCCAGTCGGTGTTCACGAACGGGTTCAACTACGTCAGCAACGCCGTCGGCGGGCTGACCAAGATGGTGTTCCGCAGGTACCCGTCCCGGATGTGGAACCTCGCCGGTACGCGCCGCGACTACCTCCGCGAAGTTGGTGACGGCACCAGCTCGTCCACGGTCGCCGCGGTGCTGAACTGGATCGCGCGCACGTTCCCGGAGGCGCCGCCGACGCTCTGGCAGGAGCTAGACAACGGCCAGGAGGAGCAGGTCAGGCAGCACCCGATGCTGCAGATCCTGCGTCGTCCGAACAGCTTCTACAACGGCGTCATCCTCTGGATGGCGACCGTCGTCGACTACGTGGCGGACGGAAACGCCTACTGGATCAAGATCCGCGACAACGGCGGCCGGGTCGTCGAGCTCTGGTGGACGCCGTCGTGGATGATGGAGCCGAAGGGCGACGAGAACAACTTCATCACCAGCTATTGCTACACGATCGACGGCGTCGAGACGTACCTGCCCGTCGACGATGTCGTCCACTTCCGGTTCGGCCTCGACCCGAACGACCCGAAGAAGGGGTCGTCGCAGCTGAAGAGCGTCCTGCGCGAGGTCTTCACCGACGACGAGGCGGCGAACTTCACCGCCAGCCTCCTCACGAACATGGGCGTCCCCGGCCTCGTCGTATCCCCCGAGAAGGGAACGACGCTGCAGGAGGGCGACGCGGAGGCGATGAAGCTCTACGTCAAGGACAAGTTCGGCGGCGACCGGCGCGGCGAGGCGCTCGTCATGACCGGCGCCACCCAGATCGCCCAGTTCGGATTCTCGCCCGAGCAGCTGCTGCTCCGCGAGCTCCGCCGGATCCCGGAAGAGCGCGTCTCGGCCGTGACCGGGATCCCGGCGATCGTCGTCGGGTTCGGTGCCGGCCTCGAGCGGTCGACGTTCACGAACATGGGCGAGGCCCGCGCCGCCGCCTATGAGGCCGGGCTGATCCCGATGCAGCGGATCATGGCCGAGGACGTCCTCTTCCAGCTGATGACCGACTTCGCCCCCGAGCAGGAGCTGTACACGTGGCGGTTCGGGTTCGACCTGACAAAAGTGCGTGTTTTGCAGGAGGATTTGTACCGGCTCGTGCAGCGGCACGACCTCGCGATCCGGGGCGGCTGGGAGATCGTCGGCGAAGGCCGCCGAGCACTCGGACTCCCGGTCGACGACGACCGAGACAACGTCTTCATCCGGCAGATCAACACGGCCACCGTCGACGCGACACCAGGGCAGCAGCCCGAAGAGCCAACACCGCCGTCGCCGGCAAACGGCAACGGCACGGGCAACGGACCCGGCTACGAGACGGCCGAGCAGGTAGCGGACGCTGTCGTGTCCGCGCTCGAGCGCCGCGAACTCACCCGAACCTAGGAGAGACCATGCTGAGCGACCAGAAGCCCGCTGCGGGTGCGTTGCGCTACCCGAACGTAGTCGCGTTCGTCCGTGACACGCCGTGGCAGATCCTCGAGCACAAGCTGATCGAGATACGCGAGTTCATCGCCATCCGCGCGAGCGGCGGGGACATCGAAGACTTCGAGATCACCGAGGGGCCCGCGCGCCGCGACTCCCAGATGGCCGGCTCGGTCGCGATCATCCCGATCCACGGCGTCATCACGCCACGCGCCGACCTCATGACCGAGATGAGCGGCGGCACCAGCGTCGACCGCCTCCAGGCGTCGATCCAGGCCGCAGCCGACGATCCGAAGGTCTCGGCGATCGTTCTCGACGTCAACTCGCCCGGCGGGAGCGTCCAAGGTCTTTCCGAGGCCGCGCAGACGATCCGGCAGGCGCGCGCGAAGAAGCCAGTGGTCGCGGTCGCGAACCACACGGCCGCTTCGGCCGCCTATCGGCTGGCGTCGCAGGCGTCCGAGTTCGTCGCGTCGCCGTCGTCGCATGTCGGCTCGATCGGGACGATCGCCGCGCACGAGGACATCTCGAAGCTCGAGGAGATGGCCGGGATCAAGACGACGATGGTCACCGCCGGCAAGTACAAGGCGGAGCTGTCGCCGTTCGCGCCGCTGTCTGAGGAGGCGCGCGCTCATCTGCAGGAGACGGTCGACAAGCACCAACAGGCGTTCGAGCAGGACGTCGCCCGTGGCCGCGGCATCCCGGTCGACAAGGTCCGCTCGGAGTTCGGGCAAGGACGGATGCTGCTCGCCCGCGACGCCCGCGACGCCGGGATGGTCGACCGGATCGCGACGATGAGCGATGTCATTCGCGGTCTGCAGAAGCAGACGGAGACGCCCGCCTCGAACGGCGTGACCGCGGAGACCGCTCTCGCCATCACAGCGCGCGCGATGGGGCTCGAGCCCGTGCACACGGAGAATGGCGGCAACCCTGCGATCGTCCTCATGCGCTCAAGCGGCGAGGTTGTCGAGGGGCCGATCGCTCCGAAGTCGACGCCGACCAG